AATATATTAATTAATAAGGAGAAAACAAGATGGCTTTTTTAGTTTCACCTGGTGTTCTCGTAACAGAAAAAGACCTTACTAACGTAGTTCCAGCTGTATCTGCCTCTATTGGTGGATTAGCGGTAGTTAGTGAGAAAGGTCCAATGGATGAGATAGTTAATATCTCAAGCGAAGATGAGTACGTATCAGTATTTGGTAAACCAGATACTAATACATTTGAATATTTTTTTACGGCAGCCAACTTTTTACAATACGGCAATACCTTGAAAGTAGTGAGAGCAGTAACCGGAAATCTTAACGCAGTAGCTTCTGGTTCAGCTGTTCAAATTAAAAATACTACAGACTATTTGAATAACTATGCCTCTGGAGAAGGAAGTGTAGGTGCTTTTGCGGCTCGTCAACCGGGTACGTATGGTAACAACATCAAAACTTCTATGTGTACAAACTCAACTGCTTTTTCTCAGACTATTTCTGGTGTAGTAAATGATGCTACAGCGGCAATTGGTGATACTTCTATCACTATCGACGATGGTACTGAGGTTCAAGTAGGTGACATCATAGAATTTGGTGATATATCAGGCAACTTCACAGCTGCTCCATCAGGCTCATATTATAAAATTACAGCAATCGCAACAAACGACTTGACAATTGCTCGTTTTAACCCTGGCACAGGTGCTACAGAAACAGGTGGTTTAAGACACGCTGTTGCTGATAACGCTTATATTAAGAGATATTGGGAATATTATTTCAATTTCTCAGCTGCACCATCTACAACAGATGATGTATCAAATGCTGGTGGTTCAAATGATGAATTACACATAGCGATTGTTGACGAAGACGGTGGTATTACAGGTACTGCTGGAACAATCTTAGAAACATTTGAGGGTTTATCACAAGCTTCAGATGCTAAGAATGCTCAAGGCGATACTAATTACTACGTTGATGTAATTTACAATCAATCACAATACGTTTTTTGGATGGACCATGAAACGGCATTATCAGGAGCTGGTGCTTCTAAAACTAGTACTACTTTTGATAATCAAGGTGCAAGTGCATTTACTGTATTCACAAACAGTTTAACTGGTGGTACAGATGATAACGCACCTACTAATGCTGAGTTAGCATCAGCATATGATAAATTTGCTGACGCAAATACTGTAGATGTAAATTTATTAATGACAGGTCCTTCTCAAACAGACGCAGACGCAACTGGTGATACCAAAGCAACTAAAGTTATTGACATTGCTGAAGGCAGAAAAGATTGTGTGGCATTTATTTCGCCTGCTAGAGCAGACGTTGTAAACGTTGCAGATCCTATCGCTGCTACAGCAAACGTTAAAGCTTTCGCTGACGGTCTTGCTTCAAGTTCATATGCAGTTATTGATAGTGGTTACAAATACATGTACGACAAATACAATGGCGTATATAGATTTGTTCCTCTAAACGGTGACATTGCAGGTTTATGTGCTAGAACAGACAACGTTGCTGACACATGGTTCTCACCTGCTGGGTTTACGAGAGGTCAGATTAGAGGTGCAGTAAAACTTGCCTTTGATCCTAACCAATCGCAAAGAGACGAGTTGTACAAAGCAAGAGTAAATCCTGTAGTTACATTCCCTGGACAAGGTACTGTACTATTTGGTGATAAAACAGCTCAGGCAAAACCTAGTGCGTTTGATAGAATAAACGTGAGAAGACTTTTCATCACTTTAGAAAAGGCAATCTCTACAGCTGCTAAATTCCAACTTTTTGAGTTCAATGATGAGTTCACAAGAGCGAATTTTAGAAACTTAGTAGAACCTTTCCTAAGAGACGTACAAGGTCGAAGAGGTATCACAGACTTTAAAGTAGTTTGTGATGAAACTAACAACACTTCTGGAGTTATAGATAGAAACGAATTTGTTGCAGACATTTTTGTTAAACCAAATCGTTCTATTAACTTCATAACACTTAACTTCGTTGCTACAAGAACAGGCGTTGCCTTTTCTGAAGTAGCAGGCGCATAAGAGAGGAGATAGAAAATGGCAAACGTATCAGACTTTATCTCTAAATTAAAAGGCGGCGGAGCTAGACAAAACCAGTTTAAGGTAACTATGCCTTTTCCAGGTTTTGCTCAAGTTGGTGGTGAAACTGAGAACATGGCGTTCTTATGTTCAGCTACTCAATTACCTAGTTCTGAGTTAGGTGAATTGACCGTTAACTTTAGAGGTAGACCAATATACATGGCAGGTGATAGAACGTTCCAAACTTGGACAACGACTATCATCAACGATACATCTTTTGATATTAGAAATGCTATTGAAAGATGGTCAAATGGTATTAACAACCATAGTGACAACGAAGGTTTAAATAACCCAACTGACTATCAAGTGGACGCATTTGTTGACCACTTAGATAGAAATGGTAATACAATTAAGTCATACACATTTAGAGGTCTTTGGCCGCTAACTATTGGAACAGTTGACTTAAACTATGACCAAGTTACGGCGTTAGAAACTTTTGAATGTACATGGAGATACCAGTATTGGGAAAGTAACACTACAACGTAATGTTGTG